GTCAAAGCGTTCCTCAATCCGCTGGAAGGCGGCGACTTGCCTTATGACGTATTTGTCTGGGAGAAGGTGGCAAACAGCGTGTGGGGCTATGGCGTGCCATACCTCATGCGCGCTCAGCAGCGAGTGCTCAATGCGGCATGGCGACAGATGATGGACAACGCTGGCGTTTCCAGTGGGCCGCAGATCATCGTCAAGGCCGGAGCGATCCAGCCTGCCGACAAGCAATGGCAGCTCAGCGCGCGCAAGATTTGGTTTGCCACCGACGATGTCGACGACGTGCGCAAGGCGTTCACCGCTGTCGAGTTCAACAGCCACCAGACCGAGCTGGCCGGGATCATCAAGATGGCGATGGAGCTGGCCGACCAAGAGACCGGCGTGCCCGCTATCACCCAGGGCGAGAAGGGCGCAGCGCCTGACACCGTGGGCGGCATGCAGATGCTGATGAACAGCGCCAACGTGGTACTGCGCCGCCTGGTCAAGCAGTTCGATGACATGATCACCAAGCCGCACATCCGTCGCTACTACGACTACAACATGATGTACAGCGAGGACGAAGAGATCAAGGGCGACTTCAGCATTGACGCGCGCGGCTCCAGCGCCCTGCTGATACGCGACATCCAGAACCAATCGTTCCTGAACCTGCTTGCCGCTGCAACCAACCCGGTATTCGGCGTTTACCTGGACCCGCAAAAGCTATTCGAGAAAGCATTGCAAGCGCAGCACATCGACCCCAAGGACGTGTTCAAAGCGGACGACGAGCTGGAGCGCATCAAGGAACAGCAAGCCAAGGCTGCGGAGAACCCACAGCAGGCACCGCAGGACCCACGCATTCAGGCCGCACAAATCCGCGCCCAGACAGACATGCAAAAGGCCCAGGCACAGAACCAGGCCGACGCGGCAGAGATTCAACTGCGCCAGCAACTGGCCCAGCAAGAGGGCGAACTGCGCATGGCCGAGCTACAGATGCAACGCGAGATCGAGATGCTGAAGATGTCGAACACGCAGAACATCAGCCTGGAACAGATCAAAGCAAAACTGGCCGACACGGCTATCCGCGAACGCAGCAAGAAGGAAATCTACGCTGCCGAGCAAAACCTCAAACTGCAAACCGGCTCCGGCATTTAACGAAAGGACTTTCTCATGGCATCAGTAAACGCAACCATCAGCAGAGACACCGCACCAGGCGCGGTGATCGTAACCTGGGCATTGACCAGCGCAGACACGGGCACGGCATTCCAATTGCCTGCCGCTGGCGATATGACGTGCCATATCTTTGGCACCTTTGGTGGGGCCACCATTACCATGCAAGGGTCAAGCGACGGAACCAACTGGCACCCCATGACGCAAAAAGGCGGCACGGCCAACATGGCCTACACGACCACGGCCAACCATACGCCCAACGAGATGCCGCCGTTTGTTCGCGCCATATCCGCAGGCGGCACCAGCACGGCTATTACCGCGTCGCTTTGCTTCTATCCGCGCTATATCAAAAACCAATATTAAGCGGGCAGTAGCGGGCGTATAACCTTGTTGCAAAAACACAACCGCCGCCCTATACTACGGGCCAGGGGCCTTGCGCCCAAAAACTACAGAGCCAGGCAATGATCTGGCTTTTTTGATGGCATGAACGATTTCACTACCGCAACCTGGCACCAAATGCGCAAATGGGCTGAAACAGAGCTTGAGCGCGCGCGTGTCAAAAACGACGCAGTCGGTCTCTCCGAAAACGAGACTGCGGCGTTGCGCGGTGAAATCAAAATGCTCAAACGATTTCTCGACTTGCCCAATGCGGCAACTCGGGGTGTGGTGGTCGAGTCGGACGAATAGTCCCCCTTGACCTTGTGAGTAGGCCACCGAAAGGTGGCTTTTTTATTGGAGAGCATTGTGGAAGAAAACGAATTGTCTCAAGACGAGGCGCAACAGGTTTGGAATGAGGAAGCTAAAAAGCTCGATGCCGGTGATCAAACACCCGCGTTTGAGTCTCAAGCGTCTGTGCCGGAAACCCCGCCACAGGATACCCCTGAACCCCAGGCTGCTGCACCAGCGCAAGAGGCACCAGTTGATCCACTAGCCGGACTCCCGGAAGAAGTGAAAATTGCACTGGGCAAAATCACCCAACTGGAGCAGGCAAATGCTCAATTGCTGCACCACGTAAAGACTGCCGAGGGTCGCGTGGCTGCGATGCAGCGTGAGTTCCAGCAGGGACGCCAAGCAGCGACTTCGGTCGATGCCGCGCCTAGCCAGGGACAAATGGCTGCCGCCGCCAAGAACCCCGAGAAGTGGGAGCAGCTCAAGCAGGATTTCCCCGAGTGGGCCGGAGCAATGGAGGAATACGTCGGATCAAGGCTAAGCGACATGCAGCCTGGTGTACGTGCCACGGATATCGTGGAATATGTACAGCAGCAGCTTGCCACAGAGCGTGAGACGATGAAGGTCGCCCTTGAAGAAGCCCGAGTCGAAGGTAAGTACGAAAACTGGCGCGATACCGTTAACACATCGGACTTCGCTGCCTGGTACGCACTTCAACCTAACGAGATTAAAAACCTCGCCGACAGCCCGGCAGCCCGCGATGCGATTCGCATGTTGGACTTGTTCCATGTAGCGAAAGCAAAACCGGCATCGGAGATCAGGCAAGAGCGCGGAGCACGTCTCGCCGCTGCTGCGACGACCCGTCCTGGACAGACACCGCCGCCCAAGACATTGGACGACATGTCACCAGAAGAACTGTGGAACTACGAGGCCAAGAAGCGCGAGGAAACCCTCGCAAAGCGCGGCTACTAACTTTTTCTTTTTAAGGAATTTTCAAAAATGGCTATTCAAAACTACGGCACCGTAGCGTCGCGTAACTTAATCCGCGCCGCCCAGGGCATGCTTGAGCATGCACAGCCCATCACCGTCCTTGGCGACTTCGGCACTCAGCGCGAAATGCCGCAGAATTCGACTGACACCTTGGTGTTCCGTCGTACTCTGCCTTTCGGCGCAACGACCGCAGGAACCACGATTGAGAACAGCACACGTTACGTGGGCACACCGGACATCACCGCTTCCAACTTCGTGTTGGCTGAGGGTGTAACTCCTAACTCGAACACCATCTCCTTCCAGGACGTGTCTGTTCAATTGCAACAGTACGGCGTGCTGTTCAAGTACAGCTCGAAAACCGAGCAACTGTACGAAGACGACATCCCCGGCGAGATGGTCAAGCTGACTGGCGAGACCCTGGCTGAGGTGATGGAGTTGGTTCGCTACGGTGTACTGAAGGCCGGTTCGACTGTGATCTACGCAAACGGCTCCAGCCGCGCCGCGATCAACACCGCGATCAGCCTGAACGCAATCCGTAAAGCAGCACGTACCTTGGAATCCAACCGTGCCCGCCGCGTGACCAGCCGCCTGGCTCCTGGCGTGAACTTCGGCACTCGCGCAGTGCAGCCTGCTTATGTGGTGTTCTGCCACACTGACGCAGTGTCTGATGTGCGTAACCTGCCTGGCTTCACCCGCGTTGAAGAGTACGGTTCATTCAAGCCAATCCACGACCGCGAAATCGGCGCTTGCGAAGACTTCCGCTTCGTCAGCTCTCCGCTGCTCAAGTCGTTCCTGGCTGCTGGTGCATCGGTCGGTTCGTCCGGCATGTTGTCCGTTGGCGCATCCAGCGTTGACGTGTACCCCTTCATCGTTATCGGTGAAGACGCTTGGGGCCAAGTTGCTCTCAAGGGCATGTCCGCAATCAAGCCTGTGGTGTTGAAAGCATCGCAGACTAACCACGCTAACCCACTGGGCCAATTCGGTTACGTGGGCGCTTCGACCTGGTTTGCTACCGTGCGTTTGAACGACGCCTGGATGGCCCGTATCGAAGCCGGTGTGACCGCTCTGTAATGACTAGGGGCCAGGGCAACCTGGTCCCGTCTAACCAAAGGAAAACACCATGAGCAATCCAGCTTTCTATAGCCTTGTAAATGATGGCCGACTAACCGGAAACATGACCGGAGCAGTGCTTGGCACTCCTCCAGTCGCTGTGACTGGTGCTACGCTAACAGTGACATCAGATGCAAATGCAGGCCGTACCGTCGTAATCAATGCAGCAGCAGGATGTGCAGTTACTCTGCCTAATGCTACCGGCACTGGCGCTGTGTATCGTTTTGTAATTGGCACAACCATTACGTCTAACAGCACCACGTTCAAAGTGAACAACGGTACTGACGTGATGACTGGCCGCGCATACGTTATCACCGACAACACAAACGCTGTAATAGGTTTTAACACCGCATCCACTGATGACACCATCACACTTAACGGAACTACGTTAGGCGGATACGCAGGTGATTTCATTGAAATCATCGACGCAATCGCTGGTACGTTTGCTGTACGAGTGTTCACCAAAGGCACCGGCACGGAAGCAACTCCGTTCTCGGCAACCGTTTCTTAATTTTTTGTAAAGGAATCTTTCCATGTCTTACAACATCGAACAAGCCAATAGTGGCTTTCTTTCGCTCACCGCTGCCGGTCTGGCTGAAGGCACGAACGCAAACACGTTCAAGACTGCCAACACTTTGACCTTCACCAACAACGGTGTTTTCAAATCCAAATCGGCTACCGACAACCTGGCTTTCTCGACCGGCACTGCGCTGGCCGCAAGCCAGGCTTGCCTGTTTGCTGTGTGGATCAGCTCCGGCGGCACCGTAACGACCACTCAGGGTCCTATCGTGGCCGCAGGCGATCCTTGCCCAGTGCCCACGGCAGCGGCTTCCAACCTTACGTTGGTCGGCCTGATCAAGGTCACCACCAGCTCGGCAGTTACGTTTACGCCTGGCAGCACTGACCTTAGCGCAACCGGCATTACCGGCGCGTACTACGACTGCATGGACATGCCTGGCTCTGCCCAGTAAGTTGCCATCTCTCTTCTCCTTGAAGAGCTTGACGCAGACCACCTTCGGGTGGTCTGCTTTTTGGTAAAACGATTTTTCAACCCCTGGAGTAAATGATGGCAACAAAACAAAAAATCCAAGGCATCGAGATTAGCGACGATGCACCCACAATAGATTTGGTTTCGGAATTAAAAGACTTTGCTGCGCTTGCCTCAAGCGAAGTCTTTATGAACGAACAGGTCACAATCATGGTCCACTCGACCACTGATGAAAACCAACCTCCCCAGGTCATCGTAAATTGCAACGGTATGAACCAGCCGATCATGCGTGGGTATCCCACCACGGTGAAGCGCAAATACGTTGAAATCCTGGCACGCATGAAAGAAACCAAGTACAGCCAGGTTACACGCAACCCTGCTGCACCTGACCAGATCGACATGGTGGCACGCCACGGTTTGTCGTATCCGTTTGACTTGGTCGAAGACAAGAATCCGCGTGGCCGCGCCTGGCTAAACAACGTGATGGCCGAACCGGCTTAAACCCATGAACTTACTGCAATTGGTCAACCAGGCACGCGTCGAATGCGGCGTGTCTGGGCCAGCCCTCACAACTGCTGCTGGCCAGACTGGTGAATCTGGTCGCATGGTCGCATGGGTGGTCCAAGCCTGGACCGACATCCAGACCAGCAAAGAGGACTGGCTGTTCATGCGCGAATCTTTTAATTTCAACACCACGTCCGGCACCTGGGAGTATTCACCCACGGCTGCCGGGCTAACTGATTTTGGAAACTGGAAGCGCGACAGCTTCCGGTGCGCCAGCGATCTGACTCTGTACCGAGACGAGCAGCTTTTAAATTACATGGAGTGGACTACGTTCCGCAACCTGTACCGCTACGCCAACATGCGCAACACTACTGCGCGCCCTGTCGTAGTGTCCATCATGCCAAACAAAGACCTGGCGTTTGGCTCTACCCCTGACGGCATCTATGTGATCGACGGCGAGTATTACACCCAGCCGGTCACGTTGTCAGCAGACTCGGACACGCCGCTTCTACCGGCCAGGTTCCACATGGCCATTGTGTATCGGGCCATGATGTACTACGCAGGTTATGAGGCCGCTCCTGAAGTCATGGCGCGCGGTGACTTTGAGTACCGACGCCTGTACTCTCGCATGGAGATCGACCAGCTTCCTACGCTGATCAGCGGACCACCTTTGGCATAAGGAACCGCCATGGCTTCTTCAGGTTACCCCCAGGTTCGATACGACCTTATCCGCATGGCCGGTGGCCTGGACCTGGTAACCCCGACCCTATCATTGCCGCCAGGCGTAGCGCGAGACGCGCTTAATTTTGAAGCATCCATCACCGGGGGCTACACCCGAATTGCCGGGTACGAGCGATTTGATGGACGTCCAAACCCGTCAGCCGCTCTCTACACCATCATCACCGTTAACCTCAGCGCAACGGTCAATGTTGGCGATACGATTACCGGGGTCACGTCAGGGGCGACCGGATACGTCATATCAACCAGTACCAACCAGCTAGTTTTTACCTTTGCTACCAGCGCTTTTGTTGCCGGGGAAAGCCTACAGGTAAGCGCGGTTACAAAGGGTACGTTTACTGCGTTTGGTCCCGCCGGTACGACTACCAGCAAACAAGCAGCCGAATACCTCAATTTGGCAGCCGACGCTTACCGGGCCAACATAACGACTGTTCCAGGCTCTGGCTCCATTCGCGGCGTCGTTTACTACAACGATGTCGTGTACGCCTGGCGCAACAACAGCGCTGGAACAGCCATGGCAATTTACAAGTCCACGACCAGCGGTTGGACCTTGGTGCCCCTGGGCTACGAAATGCCGTTTGATACCGGATCAACTGAAATTGTTGAAGGCAACATTGTCGTTGGCCAAACCAGCGGTGCTACTGCCACGGTTAAAAGGGTGGTGCAAAGCTCAGGCATTTGGACTAGCAACACAGCAGCAGGCTACCTGTATTTTGCATCTGTTAGCGGTTCTTTTACCTCGGGCGAAAACCTTCGTGTTGGCGGCACCACCTACGCCCACGTAGGCGCGTCAGGCGCAGCGGCAATTACTCTGAACCCTGATGGCCGCGTTGAAACAACAATGGGCAATTTTGGGGGCAATAGCAACCAGACCCGCGTGTATGGCGCTGACAGCGTAAATAAAGGGTTTGAGTTTGACGGTGTTGTCTACGTGCCATTGCGCACGGGCATGCCGACGGACACGCCAAACAAAGTGGCTTTTCACAAGCAGCACTTGTTCTTTGCTTACAACCAATCAATCCAGTTTTCGTCTTTGGGCCTTCCATACCAGTGGAGCCCCGTATTGGGCGCAGGCGAGATTGCGCTGACAAACAACGTCACCAACTTCCTAGTCCAGCCAGGAGACCAGTCAACCGGTGCGATGGCGATCTACACGGACAGCGATACCTACATTCTGTACGGCACCAGCTCCGCTAATTGGAACTTGGTGTCCTACAACGTGGGCACCGGAGCCAAACCTTACACCGCGCAGAACATGGCCCAAAGCTATGTGTTTGACGACCGTGGCGTGATCAACCTCCAGACGACGTTGAACTACGGCAATTTTGATTCAGCGGCCTTGACCCTGAACATACGCCCGTTTGTGCAGCAGCGGCGCAACCTGGCCACCGGCAGCAGCTTGAACCGCGAGAAGGCCCAGTACCGAGTTTTCTTCAGCGACGGGTACGGCTTGTACCTGACCATATCAAACAACAATTTGATCGGCGCGATGCCGGTTCAGTTTCCAAACGCGGTCACCGTAATCTGCGAAGGCGAATCGCCTGACGGTGCCGAGACTTCGTTCTTTGGCTCGACCAACGGCTATGTATACCGGCTGGACGCGGGCACGTCTTTTGACGGTGCAGAAATTTCGGCCAACGTCACGTTGGTGTTTAACGCGATCAAGAGTCCGCGTATTCTGAAACGATACCGTAAAGGCTCCCTGGAAATCACCGGCACAAGCTACGCTGAATTTACTTTCAGCTACGACCTGGGGTATTCAACAACTGACATTGGCCAGGACACCGGCCTTCAGTATTCAAGCAACTTAGTTTCCAGTTTCTGGGACTCGGTTTACTGGGATAATTTTGTTTGGGATGGCCGCACACTTGCGCCATCTGAGGTGGAGCTAGTTGGCACCGCCGAAAACATCGCAGTGCGGATTGCGTCGATCTCTGACATCTACCAACCGTTCACAGTTAATTCCACCATTTTGCACTACAGCATGCGCAGAGGACTTCGATGAGCAATTCTTTCTACACCCATGGCGCTTTCCCGTCGACTGGCTCGGCTGCTACGTCGGCTTCGATGCGGGCTGAGCTGGACCTGATCTCCGCTGGCTTTGACAAGATGCCGACTTTGTCGGGTAACGCAAACCTGTTTGTCGTGATCAACAGCACCGGTACTGGGTTAACGCAAACCTCGACCCTGCCATCTGCTACGTTTACCGATACGCTGTTTACCATTCAAGATGACGGCGACAACACCCGCAAATTCCAATTCAACGCAAGCACTGTTACGCCAGGCGCAACGCGCATCTACTCGGTGCCTGACGCAAACACCACCCTGGTCGGCACTGACACCACGCAGACCCTCACTAACAAGACCCTGACCGCGCCGGTTATTTCGTCCATCGTTAACACCGGATCGCTGTCTCTACCTACCAGCACCGACACCCTGGTCGGACGCGCCACTACCGACACGCTGACGAACAAGACCCTGACATCGCCAGTCATCGCGACGATTGTGAACACCGGGACCTTGACTCTGCCTACCAGCACCGACACCTTGGTCGGACGCGCTACCACTGATACCCTGACCAACAATACCCTGACCAACAAGACCCTGACGTCGCCTGTCATTGCAACGATTGTCAACACCGGCACGCTGACTCTGCCTACCAGCACCGACACCCTGGTCGGCCGTGCGACTACCGACACGCTGACCAACAAGACCCTGACATCGCCAGTCATCGCGACCATCGTTAACACCGGCACGCTGACCCTGCCTACAAGCACTGACACCCTGGTCGGGCGCGCTACTACCGACACGCTGACAAACAAGACCCTAACGTCACCGGTTATCGCAACCATCGTCAACACCGGCACGTTGACTTTGCCTACAAGCACTGACACCCTGGTTGGCCGTGCGACTACCGACACCCTGACCAACAAGACCTTGGGTGCCTTTACGATCAGCGGCACGGTCTCCGGCGGCGGTAACCAGATCAACAACGTGATCATCGGTGCGTCCACCCCATTGGCCGGTTCGTTCACCACCCTCAGCACCACCGGCCTGGCCAGCTTGCCATCTACTGGCCGCTCTGCCGCTGCGGCTCTGACGGTCACAAACCCCGCTTTCTTGTACGGCGTGGCCTCGACCTATACCGACACCGCATCGTCGGGCGTCATCGCGGCTATGGCCCCGTTTTACAGCATCTCCGGGCCTACGCTGTCTACGTCAAACGTGACTACGTACACCAACTCCGCAACGTTGTACATCGCCAACGCACCCACCGCAGGCGGTAGCGCAACGATCACTAACCCATACGCGGTGTATGTGGCCGCTGGCGCTGCGTACTTTGGTGGCGCTGTGACGTTTGCAGGCTCTGCGTCTTTGGCGGGTTTGACGGTTACTTCGTTGACCAACTCCGGCCTAACAACTGGCTGCGTGGTTTACACCACTACAGGTGGTCTTGAGACAAGCTCTGCCAATTTGACCTTCAATGGCACCACGCTGACGGCCAACACCATTGGCGCGTTCACCCTTAGCGGCACCGTCGCTGGCGGCGGTAACCAGATCAACAACGTCATCATCGGCACGTCCACACCCCTGGCTGGGGCGTTTACTACGCTGAGTACGACAGGAAAATTTACTGGCGGTGGCAATATCCAAGTTGCTGCTGCTGGTGATTTAACGTGGGGCGGGAATTATGGGGCTGGGATTCCGGTTATCAACGGAACAAGTGGTACTGGATTCACCTTCTACCCAAACGGTTCTACTTCTGGCGCAGTTGCTGTATTAAACGCAAGCGGTCTTACTATCACGGGGTCTTTAAGTACGACAGGTAGTGCAGGGATAGGGACAAGTTCTCCAACATACCGACTTTCGGTAAAGCAATCAGGAAACACATCTACCGCATCTTTAGGTATTGCTTCTATCAACTCTGCTAACGACACATTCATTGGCATGGGATATGACTCAACCTCGGATACAAACCGAATATATGCGTCTTATGTTTCAACTGGCGCATTTAAACCAATTTCTTTTTGGACTTCTGACATAGAACGTGTGCGTATCGACTCCAGCGGCAACGTGCTGGTAGCAACAAATACACTACGAACAAATTATTCAAGCGGAGCGCAGACTCCTGTATTCCAAATTGAAAAAGCAGCAGATGTTCGCGCCAGCATTACAAGGGACACCAACGACTCAAGTAGCGCTGTTATTTATTTTGGCAAGACACGAGGAACAACTGTAAATTCAAACACCGTTGTTGCAGACGGCGACAATTTAGGTCTGTTGGCGTTTGAAGGGGCTGACGGCACTAACTTAATACGAGCTGCATCCATATCAGCGCAAGTAGATGGCGCTCCGAGTGCAAATGATATGCCCGGCAGATTATTGTTCAGCACCACCCCAGATGGAGGAACCGCCGCTGTAGAGCGTATGCGTATAGACGCAAGCGGCAACGTATTAATCGGCAGTGCTACTGTTGCAACTAATACACTGCGTTATTTGGATGTATACAACACGGATACAGGCGCATCTGCCGGAGCAATTATTCGTCTTGTTACATCTAATGCGGCTGCGTCTGGAAACACTACTGTTGACCTTGTCAAATATAAAATTGGCGGGTTTATACTAAATAATAACGATACCAATACAGCCGCGTTTACAGCTTTTGGCGTCGGCGCTTCCGAGCGTATGCGTATCGACAGCGCAGGCAATGTAGGCATCGGTAGTACCCAAGTATCCGGTTTAAGTTTGAGGATTAGTAAAGGCATGACGCCGGGTACAGACTCAGGCGCAAGCGATGCGTATGGCGTTCGTGTTGACGGGACTATTGCTGCTACAGCGACAAACGCTGTTCGTCTGTATTCATCTTATCCAAGCACGGTTGCTTCAGCATTTACGCTTGGAACACTATCGCACTATCAAGCCAACGGGGGCACAGTTGGCGCTGGCTCTGCCATTACAAGTCAATATGGATTTCAAGCCGATTCAGGATTGGTTGGTGCAACCAATAACTATGGCTTCCTTGCTAACGACATTGGCGGCGCATCAGCCACTACAGGTAAGTCAAACTTCGGTTTTTATTCTGCATTATCCACCGCTTCCGGCGGCGGGTCTGCTTGGAATATTTATGTTAATGGAACTGCGTCAAATTATTTTGCTGGCAAGGTGGGAATAGGGACAAATTCTCCGGGGGATAAACTAGAAGTAACTTCTTCAACTCAAAACATTGTTGTTTCACGCAGCACAGGCAGTTATGCAGCTTTCCAGCGAATTGCTCCAACCGGCCAGCAAGCATATGATTTTTACACTATAAACAGTGTTGAAGTTGCCCGCATTACTGGTGACCCAAGTTATTTAGCGTTTTCCACAGGCTCTGCCGCAACAGAGCGTATGCGTATTGATAGCTCAGGTAACGTGCTTGTCACTTCCGCTGCTGGTCTTGGCTACGGCACAGGCTCTGGTGGTACTGTTACACAGGCAACAAGCAAGTCAACAGCGGTAACGCTGAACAAGCCTACTGGTCGAATTACTACAGCGGCAGATGCACTTTCTAGCAATACAACGGTTGCATTTACATTTACAAATTCTTTAATAGCGGCTACAGATAACATTTTATTTACATTTAGCGATGGAAATGGTTATCAATATAACGTATGGGCTTACAACGTATTGGCTGGTTCATGTACCGTTGCTTTGAGAAACATTACCGCAGGTTCTTTATCTCAAGCGCTACCAATTAACTTTGCAATCATTAAAGGAGCAACATCATGATTTATTTAGCAGCAGTGTGTCACGACATTAAATCCAACACTTTAGAAGCCACATGGTTAGAGCAAGTGCTGGACGATAACGGTGACCCCAAAGAACTCAAGCGAGTAAAGTGCCGCAATTACAGCGCAGAACAAAAGGACGAGTTCCTTGCTGACTGTGGTGCGGATGGTGAAAAATATACAACTACGGCAGGATGGTAATTATGACTACATACAACTGGCAAATCGCCCAAACGGACTATTTGGTAGCAGATGGATTTATCACCACAGCACATTGGACTTGCAACGCTGTAGACGGTGACTACACCGCATCCGCATACGGCACTTGTGGCTTTGCTGCTGCAACCCCTGCTATCCCCTATGCCAGCGTGACAGAAGCTGAAGTATTGGATTGGTGCTGGGCTAACGGCGTGGACAAAGACGCAATAGAAGCAAGTCTTGCTGCACAGATTGCTTTGCAGAAAGCTCCAGTGACCGCAACCGGAGTGCCCTGGTAATGGATACACCTGAAATCGACCCCGTCCGATACGGCGTCCTCTGGCAAAAGGTCCAGGACTACGAACGTCGTTTCGACGAGATGAGCGCCAAGATCGACAAGCTGGAGTCCAACATAGACCGGCTTGTCGCCATGGCCAATCAAGGCAAGGGCGGTTTCTGGATGGGCATGGTCATCGTATCCGCCGTTGGCAGCGTGATCGGCTATTTCGCTCACCTGATGGGAAAAAGTTGAGATGGTTGATTGCCATCATATTAATCGCCGTACCGCAAAAAGAAGTGAAGTGGGTTTGCGTGCGGTGGGCGTGGACGGGGGACGTATTTAATCGGACTGTGTACTGCCTGGAGTGGCGAAAGGTTGAGAAGTGATTGATCCTTTTACAGCCTTTGCCGCAGCCCAGGCCGCAGTCAAAGGGGTCAAGGCCGCGATTGCCCTGGGCAAAGACATCCAGGCTGTCTCTGGCGATCTGATGAAGTTTTTCGAGGCAAAGGACGCGGTCCAAAAAGCCGCATCCCAGCCCAAGAGCAGCTTTGCCAAGTCTGACACGGCTGCCGCATTTGAGATTGTCATGCAGGCCAAACAGCTTGCAGACGCTGAGCGGGAATTGAACAACTATTTTGTGATGTCGGGTAACGCCGATCTGTGGCAGCAGCTACTGATCGAACGCAACAAGATCATCCAGCAGCGCAAGGTCGAGGAAATCCTGGCCGAGAACAAGGCCAAGAAACGCAAGGAAGACCTGGACGAATTGCTGACCTGGCTGATTGGCGGTGCCCTGGTAATCCTGTTGCTAGGGCTTCTTTTTTGGTGGTTAACACTTTTGATGGGGAAATAAATGCTGACTATTCTGAGCACCTTAATTTCGTTTCTGATGGGCGGCTTGCCCAAACTGCTGGACTTCTTCCAAGACCGCCAGGATAAGAA